GTTTCCCAGTCACGATCGGGAGGTAACTTACTAATGACAAAGGCAAAAGTAAATGCAGACCCTATTAGGTTTTTTGATTTATCGGCAGGTACGCCAGATGGTTACAACTTTACAATGGAGTTTAACGGTGAGGGTATGCATAGATACGTACACGTACAAAAGCAAGCTAGTTTATCTGGGGGTAATGCAGGGCAGGAAAAATTAAGAAACCCTTACGTAATAAACACAGTATTTAGACCTAAAGTAATTACTCAAAGTAGCGGTACAGATAACGACACACTATCTGCTACTAGAAGAGAGCGGGCAAACGAATTGAGAGGTATTACATTAACCATAGAGATACATAGCTGGGACTTCGACGGCGATTTAATAAGACCAAATAATACTATAGAGATAATCGCCCCAGAGCTTTATATACATAGAAAGGAAAAGTTTTTTATTGAGTCTGTAAAGTATACTGGCGACAAGGCGCAGACTACTTGTATACTTACTTGTGTACTGCCAGAAGTATACAACGGTAAAGACCCAGTAAACATTTATAGAGGTATTAACTTACACGCATTAGACGTATGAAAGTAGCAGAGGTAATAAGTACGAAAGTAGAACAGGGCAGACGAATAGTTAAGCTCCGAGTAATGGGTAAAGACGACGTACAAGAGGTAGAGTACATACAGCCTTTTGGTATTGACTCAAACCCAAGAGAAGATAAGCGAGGGCTACATACTGACACATCATCGTATGAAGAAAAGCTATTTTTAGGAATAGCTAACGACAACTGCGCAGCGGAAGAGGGCGAGATAATAGTATTTAGCGAAGATGAAAACGGGGCTATTAGCGCATACACGCACTTTAAAGCAGACGGTAAAATAATTATGAACGGAGACGCTGACAACGCGGTAAGGTTTAAGCCTATGGCAGACTCTATAAACGAATTAAAAGATAGCGTAAACGATTTAAAAACTATTTTTACTTCATGGGTAACAGTACCAAATGACGGTGGCGCAGCGCTAAAGGCAGCCGCCGCAACATGGGCAGGTACTTTCTTGGTAGAAGATATAGGAGAGTCTAAGATAGACGAGATACAAGTGCCGTAAAAATAAGCCTGCTTTTTTGTATATTTGGAAAAAACAAAAAATGGCACGATACGACATACCAGTAATAAAAATAGAAGACGGGCAGCAAAGCTCGCAACAAATCAAAGACAGACTAATTGTAATAGATAAAATTATAATAGCTCTGGAAAACTCTATACTAACAAGCTCAGAGGCAGGAGACGTAGGTATAGTAGAATACGAAATACATACAGGGCAAACAAAGCAAAAGGTAAGGCATACAGAAGCCGACTCTATGATAAACTCACTTTTAAAGTGGCAAAAGTATAGAGACTTTTTAGCGGTCAAGCTAAGCCCTAGAAATGTTAGGCTAGTAAAATCAAAAAACTTTAGTAATAACTGTTAATTATGAACGCACAAAAAAAAGATTCAAAAGTAAAAGCGTATTTTAAAGAGCTGTTTTCGAGTTCTAACAAAGTAGAGCTAAAAGGCAAAGAGCTTAGAAACAACCAGCAGCAAAGCGCTAACCTATCTACTAACACATGGTCTACGGGTTTCGATGGAGAAAAGAACTTAGGAGAGCTAGGAGCTGTAAAGAATTACTATATAGACTACCCTAAGCTAAGAGAGCGTAGCCACCAGTATTTTTTAGAATCGGACATAATAAATACAATTATAGAAAGGTTTAGTTTGTGGGTAGTAAAGAATGGCTTACGCTTACAAATGAACCCTATAGAATCAATCTTAAAAGAAAGCGGAGTAAATGCGGACCTAAAGAAGTATTCTAAATCTATAGAGCTTAGGTATAAGATATGGGCTAATAGTAAAAAGTCTACAAAAAGCGAAAACCAAACCTTTAACAAAATGTTAAGAAAGATTTTCGAACAAAAGAAAATAGCTGGCGACGTGCTGGTAGTTTTGTGGGTAGTAGACGGTAGGTTAAAAGTACAAACTATTGACGGCGCACACTTAGTAGGAAATACATTTTTACCAGCAGCAAACGGTAACTATATAAGTCACGGTGTAGAGTGTGACGGTGACGGCAAGCACGTAGCGTACCATGTAAGAACAGTTAACGGAGTAAAAAGGGTTAGGGCTTACGACAAAGGTACAAAGCTAAGAACCGCTTTTTTAGTATATGGTTCTACTTGGAGATGTGACGCAGTGAGAGGTTATCCAGCAACAGCAGCAGCATTAGAGACAGCATCTAATATAGACAGTTATACTACAGCATCTTTAACACAGGCAGACGACATTAAGAGAGTGTCTTACGCATTACAACATAACCAGCATAGTACAGGAGAGAGCCACATGGGTAAAATGATAGGTGCGGCTATGGGAGATAATAGGGGTAATGTAGATAGCCAGCTAGACCCATACCAAGAGGGTAGTAATATTACGGCTAACTTGGCAGCTACCACAGGTAGAAACTTCGCTAACCTTCCGATAGGCTCAGAGCTTAAAAGTTTAGAATCAAAAAACGAGTTATTTTTTGAATCGTTCTATAAGACTAATGCTAATGTAGTTTGTGCTAATATGAACATACCGCCTAACATAGCTTTTAGTTTGTATACAGATTCTTTTAGCGCTTCTAGGGCAGCTATAAAAGACTGGGAGAATACGCTAGATTATGAGGTAAAAGACCTACAAGAAGGTTGCTTAGATTATATCGTACAGATGTTTGTATACCTAGAGCTATGGTCTAGTAGAGTAGTGGCGGCTGGTTACATTAACGCGGTAGAAAATGAAGTACTAGAAGTGGCAGAGGCATTTACTAACTGTAGATTTATAGGTGCTAAAGTACCACATATAGACCCAGTAAAAGAGTACAAAGCGGCTAGACTTGCTTTAGGTTCTGAGGGTGACGCTATACCGTTATCTAGTGCTAAAGAACTTACGGAAGGATTAAACGGAGATTACGAGGCAAATATAAAAGAGTTCTCGGAGGAGTTAGAAGAGGCTAAAGATTTAGGTATAATTAAAGAAGCCCCAGAAAGCGGGGCTACTATTAGTACGTACCATAAGATACTAGGAGAAACAGAAGAGGAGCAAAAAGCTAACCCTCAGAATCTGGACGGGGAACTGTAGAGCCTTTTCTACGTGTGCCAACATTAAGCCATAGGGGTTGCTCCTCTATGGCTTTTCTTATTAATGGTCGTATAAGGTCTACAGAAGATATACCCATTTCTTTTTTGATTAACTTTAAGTCTTCGTGCCACTCTACAGGTACTGGTATTCTAACTTCTTTTTGCTTAGCCATATTTAATAAGTTTCTGTAAAGATAAAAAAAACTCCTACAATAAAGGAAATAAAAAAAAGTAGTTTAACTATTGCATATATTTGTTACATGACAACAGCATTAGTATATAATCATATAGGCGCAGGAAGTGTAGCAGAGTTTATCGGAAAGGTAGACGACGCAGAAGCTAATAGTGAAGACCTAGTAGTACGAGTTAATACTAACGGAGGCAACCCAGAATACGGCTACGGAATGATAGCAAGGTTGAAAGAGTTTGAAGGTAAGGCGACTGTAAAGGTAGACGGTAAAGCGTTTTCTATGGGTGCTTTCTTTTGCGCTGCTTGCGATAACGTAGAGGCTTTAAATACGGCAGAGTTCTTGTTACATAGAGCTGCCTACCCTTCATGGTTTGAGCAGTCGGAGTCTTTCACAGAAGATTTAAGAGCTAACCTAGACAGGACTAATAAAGCGCTTAAAACTATCTTAGAGTCTAAAGTAGACGTTCAAGCGTTAAAAGCTATTATAGAAAAGAAGAAAGATTACGCGGGGTCTTATGCAGACTTGTGGTCTATGGAGACTAGAGCAGATTTATTCTTAACAGCAGCAGAGGCTAAGAAAATCGGTTTAATTTCTAAAATCGTTAACATTACAAAGGAGAAGGTGAAAACGGTAAACGCATACGTAGAGATGGCAGCTAGCTACGAGTCTAACGACTTTATGTTAGAGTACCCAGAATCTACAACTGAAAACAAAGAAACGCCTACAGAGGCAGGATTAAATACAAACACAAAAATAAATAAAATGACTGCAAAGGATTTTCAAACACAACACCCAGAAGCGTATAGCGCAATGGTAAAAGAGGTTTCAGAAAACGCTGTAAAAAATGAGCGTTCAAGAGTACAAGCTTGGAACAAATGGAGAGACGTAGACGCAAAGTTAGTAGACGAGTCTATAGCTTCTGGCGCTAATTTCAACGAAGACCCAGCGGTAATGTCTGAGCTTATGTTAAAGAAAGCTACACCTAACAAGGTAAAAGATATTAACGCTTCAACGTCTGAAAATGGAGAGCTAAAAACTACAGAGGTAGATAAGCCAGAAAACCAAACAGAGGAGCAAAAGATAGCATCTAATGTAAAGGCGAATTTTGAGGCTTTAATGGCTACGCCAGAGTCTAAGTAAGAAACTTTTAAAAAATTGAATTATGAGTAAAGCAGAAATTATAAGCCAATCACAGAAACAATTACACGTAAGATACGACCGTAAAAAGATTTTCTTAGGCGAGAATAGATATAACAACAGCGAGACGTTAGAGAACGCTACAGGTGCAGAGGTAGAGTATGACATGGGGACTCTATTAGGTAGATTACCTAGCGGTAACTTAGTGCCTTTAGTTTCTGGTGCTGGTGACAGTTCTATAATTCCAGTAGGAGTGTTAGCTTGTTGTAT